TATAATGGATGATTTTAATGATTTTATAGACGATGTATTTGGTCCTGATAACCAAAGACCTCTAACAACAGAACTAGACTTTACAGAAACAGAGGCTTTAGTTCAATTAATATTATATCTATATGATGAAGAAAAGCAAGATCAACAAGAATGTGGTTGTGAAGACCACATGTTCTTTAATGTAGATAAATTAAAAGATGCTTTACAGCATTCTGGTATAGATATGGAAAAAGAATTAAAGATTTATAGGGAGGCATTGGACGATGAGCAAGAAGAAGAATAAATATGTAACTAAAGACAGTTTTCAATTAGTGTTTGGATTTGATTATCCAAAAGTAGTTAATGGTTTTTTATACGGAAAGTATCTTAAAAGCTATAGTTTAGCGCCTAGATCATCTCAAAAAAAGGTGGTTTTGGGTTGAATATGTAAGGAAAATTGCATATTTTTACTACTCAATAACACTAAAAATGACAAATTGTATACAATGTGATAGCAATATTATTTGTTTATCAGATGATGAACTGAGAAATTTAAATGAAGAAGAACTAGATAAATATTTAAAATGCGATGAAAGTTTCCTTAAACCTAACCAAGTTGAAAGGCAACAAATTAACACCAAGCGAGTTCGTTTACATGTTCCTGCAGAGCGGGGGCAGTAAGCAACTTAAGAAGTATCTAGAAATCCTACCTATAGACAGAGAAAAATTACAGACACGTGGCTTTATAAAAATTATGCCCGATCAGTCCCTTGTGCTCCGTCAAAAAGCGTTAGATTTATTTAAGGTACGTGGGTGTGAAGATTGTTGGAATCAATTTGCATTGGCCTATCCTATAAAGGATCAGGGCCGACCCCTTCATAATGATATGAAGCGTAATAGATTAAAGTATATATCCTTGATAGAACATAATCCGGGCTTGCACGAAACAATTATTAAAGCTCTCGATGCAGAGAAAGACGACAGAAGACGTGCAGGTTTTACAGGAGAGTTCCGACCTAGATGGAAAATGATGAGTAGTTATTTAAATCAAGAGGCATGGACTATGTACGAAAATGTAGAACCCCCAGAAACAAATAATGAAAAAACTTATGGAAATGATTTAATATGAGTGAAGAACAAAAGCCTCTTCCGTGGAGGCATATTTCTCAAGCATCTAATGCTGCTATACGCTACATAGATGCAAGGAGAAAAGGTGAAATTAAGTCATTAATAACACCATGGAAAAAATTTAATTCTATTTCCATGGGTGGTATTGAATGGCAAACAATAACTACTATTGCTGGTATGTCTGGTAGTGGTAAGACTGCAATACTTGGGCAGCTTGAGACGGGATTGAAAGATCTAAATCAAGAAGAAGATTTTGCTATCTTATCGTTTAACTTTGAAATGTTATCTTCAAGGCTTGTTGGTAGAAGGCTTAGTAATAAATTAAATATTACTACACAGCAACTCTATAGTTCATCAAATAGTTTTCAACTAAATGATAATTACTATATGAACGCTGTAAAAGAAACAAGAAGGTTAAACAAATATGAAATATATTATGTAGATATACCCGGTAGTGTTCAGTCTATTAGAGATACTATATTAAAGTTTTCTAATGATATGAATAAAGCAGTTGTAGTTATGCTTGATCATACTTTATTGGTTAAAAAAGCAGGAGGATTACAAGACAGAGACTTATTATACGATTTAATGGCCATGTTTAATGGATTAAAAAAGATTATAAAGATATCTTTTGTATTAATATCACAAATGAATCGTAATATAGAAGTGTCTGAGCGTATTCAGAATCCTGATTTACATTATCCAAAAAAGCAAGATCTCTTTGGTGCAGATGCATGTTACATGTACTCAGATTTAGTTATTGTAACACATCGACCAGAGATGCTTGGAATTAGGGCTTATGGTCCTAGAAGATGGCCTACAGAGAATGCAATATTTTGGCATTATCTAAAGGTTAGAGAAGGTGAGCCTTGTATTGCGCTTATGCAAAACGATTTAGCTCACAATCAAATATTAGATGCACAACCAACTTATTCAAATAATAAAGAAAAATAATAATGGCACAAGAAGTATTAATCGTTGGCGCTAGCGGTACAGGGAAATCTACGTCAATTGCAAACTTAAACCCTGAGTCTACATTTATTGTTAACGTGGCGCGTAAAGCGCTACCATTCAAAGGATGGAAGACAAAATATCCAGCATTTACAAAAGATAATCCAAGTGGTAGATTTTATTCTAGTGACGCACCACAGGATATTCTTAAATGTTTAAATTATATCAATGACAAGCGTACTGAGATAAAGACAATTGTCATTGATGACTATCAATACACTATGGCTAATGAATATATGCGTAGGGCTACAGAGACAGGCTTCAAGAAATTTACTGACATTGCTCAGAATGCTTGGAGTATTGTTAATGCAGTTAAATCTATGCGTGATGATTTGCTTGTAGTATTCATGATGCACTCGGAGGTCTCATTCGACGCACACGGTAACAAAGTAACAAAAGCAAAAACGATCGGTAAGATGATGGACAATGTAGTTACTCTTGAGGGCATGTTTACTATTGTATTGTATACAGATGTTACTAAGGGAGAAAGCGGTATGGAGTATGCATTCTTAACACAGAATGACGGGGCTAATACTGGCAAATCTCCTAAGGACATGTTTGGATCTGTTAAAATACCAAACGACTTAACATTAGTGGCGAAAGCTATTAAAGATTATCAATAATTTATATTTTTTAATTTAATTTTTTTAGTATGTACGGAAGTAATGTAGAAAGTAACAGTACAGGTGGCGTAGCTCCTGAGGTAGGTATTATCGAAAACTGCGAAATGGTTGGTGTCACTATGAACACTGACAAAGGTGGTAGATTGGACTTTGAGTTCAAACAACCAAATGGCTCTAGTGTCAAACATGCTGAGTTCCCTGCTAATCCAGACTTTGGTGATGTAGAGAAACAAGCTATGGATGTATCTAGAAGAGTTAAGCACATTGCAACTAAGTTTATGAACGAGTCTGAGTTTGTTATTAACGATGTTAATAGCTTCGAAGAGTATGGGCATAAGGTTGTAAGTTTAATGGGTCAAAAATATTTAGGTAGGAAGTTTAGAATGCTATTTATTTATAAAGGTAAGTATGCATCTTTACCAAAGTATCCTAATTTTATTGAAGGCATGGAGACGCCGGCAGATAAAACTAATATTTATATTTCAGACTGGAACAAGAAGAAGCTTGTTAAGCCTGAGCCCGATGCGCAGCCAGTTAATTTAACAACTGCTACAAGTACGAGCACAACTGACATGCCATTCTAATGTATGGTTCTAAGGTAGTTGAGTTAAACGATGAAGAGATTCTAGGTAGGATATCCTGCTTAGATATCTTTTCATATTATATTGGTAAAGATTTTAAATTAGGCAAGGCTATACGTTCGCCTTTGCGTAAGGATAAGTCTCCTTCGTTTACTATCTTCAAGCATAATAGTGGTAGATACTTTTATAAAGACTTTAGCACAGGTGAGACAGGTGATTGTTTTACATTCTTGGTTAAGATGTATTCAATCAAACGATTTGATACATATCGCCTTGTAGATAATGACTTTCAGTTGGGTATATCCACTCAGTCTTTTACTGCGCCTACAAAGAAATATGTGGGTAAGCATATAAAGGAGTTGGAAGATATAGAACCCTCTTCTACTACGATACAAATTAAATCTCGTGCTTGGAATGGGCAAGAAGATAAAAAGTTTTGGGGTAAATATGGTATTTGTTGCAAGATACTAGATAAGTATAATGTTAAACCTGTTGAACATGTATGGATTAATGATAATCTTATAGTTAGTTCTAACAAATACAATCCTATTTATGCCTATGACTTTGGTGATGGTAAATTTAAAATATATCAACCTTATAATAAATCTCATAAGTGGTTAAGTAATACTAGCGCTCATGACTTACAAGGCTCCCACCAACTCCCAGAAAGTTGTGAGACGCTAGTCATTACTAAATCACTAAAAGACGTTATGTGCCTTGATATATTTGGTATATATGCAGTTGCTCCTTCATCGGAGAGCTGTATTATTCCTAAAAATATTGTGGATAATTTATATAAAAGATTTAATAAAATATACATACTGTATGACTTTGATAGAACAGGTGTATCCTTTGCTAACAAGCATAAAAAATTATATAATTTTATTCCATTATTTTTTACTAACGGAAAATTTAATACCTTTGACTTCAAATCAAAAGATTTGTCCGACTATATAGCTAATAATAGTGTAAGGGATGCGGCGAAGTTAATAGAGATTATATGTATAGAGGAATATTCATACCAGGAAATGTACCGTCAAGCAAAAATGGAAGAAGATGGACAGGTAGGTACTTTATCGTCTCCAAACAAACTCAAAGATACTATAAAAGTTCAAAAAAGTATTGGATAGAATACAAGAAAGAGTTTCAAAAATTATTAAAAGGAAAAGATTCACAAAACAAGAAGCCATATCGAATCACGCTTAAGTTTGTAAGAAAGAGTAGACATAAATTTGATTATGTTAACCCTGCACAAACTATACAAGATCAGATGGTAAAATACGGGTGGATAACTGATGATAATGCAGATGAAATGATTCCTATATTCTTAGAGTTTGTTTATGATAAAGACAACCCAGGAGTTTATATTAATGTTTTAAAATCTAAAAAATGACAAAACCAAAAATTATATATCCTCAAGAATTCAGAACAAAATGTTTTAATCACTTAAGACATTTTATGGATATCAGATTATTAACAACTGCTATGGATTATGGCAGAGACAATGTTGTTCGCTACTATATTGAAAGAGCACTTGATGACCCGACTTTGTATATAGATACAGTTATGGTTAACGAGGAAGAAAGGAAAGTAGCAAATGATAAAATATTTACTTATGCAATAAGACAAGAATTGTATAATGATTTCATGAATTTATTAACTAAAACACTAGATAAAAAAGATGGCAGATCAAAATTATTTCGCTAGCGAAGCCATATCTAATAGTGATCTTGGGTATTTAAAGTTGTCTCCTAGACAATTTATACTAAGAAAACGAAAAGATATGCAAACAAAGAGTGGCGCCATGGAGCTTGGCAGCCTTATACATATGTTTACATTAGAACCAGATAGTTTTATTATTGCAGATGTAGAACCTGTAGGAGGTAAAATGGGTGAGTACATAAAAGCTTATTATGAATTAGAGAGGTCAAATACACCTGAAGATAAGATACCAGATTTAGCTTATAAAGTATCAGGTTATAAACCAACACATTCTAAACCAGAAACTGTGCTCAAAAGTTTTAAAAACAAACAGGAAAATGTAGCTTTTTATAATTATTTAAAAGAATCTACAGACAAGATAGCTCTTAATACTAAGGACAAAAACATTATTGAAGGTTGTTTACAAAGTTTACGTAGCCATAAGCAGTCTAATGAATTATTATTTTCTGAGGCAAAAGATGATATAGAAGTTTTTAACGAGGAAGAAATGTTCTTTAACCTGCATGATGTGGATTGTAAATCTAAACTAGATAGGATCATTGTAGACAATAAAAATAAAGTGGTGACTATAGTAGATCTTAAGACAACTAGTAATCAGGTATATGGTGACTGTACTAAATTAGACTCTAATACAGGTATTCTTGCCAGAGACTGGTATACTACAGGTTTTATGTATTCGTGTTTACAATATTCTTATTACAGGCAACTAGCTTTTTATATTAGCGCAGCTAAGTCTAAGTATCCAGATTATGAAGTTAAAGCTTTTATAATTGCAGTGGATACAAAAGGATTTTATGATGTAGCAGTTTATAAATTGCCAGATGAATGGATTCAAGAAGGTAATGATCAAATTAAATGTTTATTAACCGAGTATAAAAACTATAAAGAGTCTAATAACTGGCATGTAAAAGAAGGTTATGAAGATGTAGTAGAATACTAAAACCATTAATCGCAATGAAGAAAGACTATCAAAGCAGAAAGGTGCGAAATAAATCCTTTACTTATGTTCTTCCTTTATTTTCTAGTTATTTTGATATAGTAAAACAAAATTTATTAAATACATATTTATATAATGAAGATTATCCTGATTTAAAAAATCATTTATTTTTCTTATATAGATTTTCAGGCGATTTAGTATTTATTGAATATGAAGATTATCTTAAAACTCAAAAGTTATTTGAGGTTGCATATGATCCAGATAAGTATCATGTAATGTATGCATTTAAGATACCAAGTTTATATCAAGGCATTTATGACAAGTTTATTAAAGGTAAGTATTCTAAGTTTTCGGATGATTACAAAATCCAATTATTTAAGTTTCATGCAATAACAGATCCAGACCATAGAGTTGCACAAGTTTTATTCAGACACCCTGACTTACGTGAGGAGTGGGAGGAGAAACTAGATGTATCTATATCTGAAGAGGCAGAAGTATCTTCTCCTCCAGATGAAAAAATGGAGACATATTCAAAGGAGCTTAAGTATAAGGACCCAATGAAAACTCATTTTGAAAATATAAAAAATAAATTTAAATGAAAATTCAACAACAACTGAACGTCAATGAAGTTATTGGCGCTCAAAAACAACACAAGTTCAAAATCACGGACGGATCACAGGCTATCATTATGGATAGCCTTATTAATTTATACTCGGACCCTATTGGTTCGATTGTTCGTGAGATTACATCTAATTGTATTGACGCAAATCGTGAGAGAGATCTTAAACTAGCAGGCAAAATCCCTATGGATCCTGAAGACAATAAAGCATTTTGGTCTACTAAACAAACTGTTTGTATCGAATACTTAGATAAAAACTCCATTCTAAATATAGAAAGGTGTATTATATTCCATGATTATGGTTGTGGTCTATCTCAAAGACGTGTGCAAGATGTATTTACTACATTTGGTGCATCAACTAAGAGAGATAACAACTATGAGATTGGTGGCTTTGGTCTTGGTGCAAAATCACCTTTGGCCTATGCAGATACTTTTTATGTATCTAGTAAATTTAATGGGACTGAGACATATTATATGATTTATCGTAACAATGATAATGTACCACATATGGACCAGGTGTACAAAACATCGACAGACCAACAAAATGGTACAACTATTATTGTTCCTATTAAAACAACTAATGATGCTGTTAATTTTGGTAAGGCTATTAGTGATCAGCTTGCATATTTTAATAATGTTATATTTAAAAATATAGAGTATTTAGGTAAAATACTTAATTATTATAATAAACATAGTTCTGCTAAAGTTTTGGAAGAGACAGATAGTTATGTTATAACCAGTGATGGTTCATTTCCATGCCTTCTTGTAGGTAGAGTTAGATATCCTATTAACTGGGATTTAATTAAATTACGTGAGTATGACTATAAAGCTAGTGTAGCTTTTAAGTTTGATATTGGAGTTCTTGATCTTGTACCTTCTCGTGAGGAGGTAAGATATACTGCTAACACTATTAATTTAATTACTAAAGCACTTAATGATGTTAAAGATCAGTTTAAAAAAGATGTATCAGTTAAATATGCTTCTTGTACAGATTATGTAGATTATTTAATATCTATATCTCATATATCAAGTAGATATTCATCTTATAATAGTATTGCTAGTGATGACCCTTTTGCTGTAAAGACTAATATGGTAAAACTATCTGCATATGATGTTGACTTTAGTCCTAATAAGAACCTTAGTCCTAAAAATACAACAAGAGGTTCAGCATTTTATAAATTATTTGCTGGTATATCTATATATTATTGTAGATTATCTACTAATCCTTCAGCTATAGGAGGTAAAACAATTCTTAATACACAGATACATGCTTGGGATGTATTTCTTAATCGTTTAAATTCATGTGACAAGATGTATCATGTTAAAGGTAATTTTAGTAAACTTAAAAGTTTTACTATTTTAAATGATAAAGATTCTTTTATTGCATTTAAAGCTGATAAAGATAAGATAGGAGAAAGAGTTGAGAAACAGAATTTTGTAGATGATCGTAGTGATTTTGTTAAATTAGCTGCTTTTAATACAATTTCAAAATTACTTACTAACTCTAAGTTTGTTACATCTTATGATAATGTAGAAGAAGCAGATCTTGAGGAGAGTACTGGAGTTATAGTTGACAATAAAACTCTTCGTAAAATCAATAAAATGGTATTTGCTCGTGATGCTTATATTAAAGCTACTGGTTATGAGACAGAAATTAAACATACTAATAAAGAATATAAGATTTCTACTCTTCAAGAAAAACTGCAAGCAGAAGATTCTATTTTAAAAACTGTTGTCTATGCTGAAACCAAAGATATATTAGAACTTAATAAAGTTGTTATAATACTTAGTAGTAGTCAAGATTATATTAGCTCTCCGTATGCTACCTACGAGTATTATTTTAATAAAGGAGCTTATAGAGTTTTAAAAGTATCTAAAAGTGTAGCAAAAGAGTTTAAAGATTTAGAAGGATTTATAACAGCACATGAATTTATGAAAAACCCAAAACACCTGCAGAGATTTATAACTGCACAAAAAATCGATAAGTATATCAAGAGTTTTAGTTTCTTATCTAAGTTTAGCGATTATGATAGACCATTGTATGGTTTGTATTGTTCTCTTAATCAGTATCATAATAACAATACTAATAATTGTTGGAATTGTGAAAAGGATATAAAACCTATAGTTGAAGAAATTATGAAACTAGATATACCCGACGAGGTTAGGTACAATATGAAGATGATAGACAAACTAGAAGA